GGGATCTAATTGGTGTTGTTTTCCTTTTAAATGTGGCGTTTTGTGGGAGAACTTTGGATTCTTCATTCAACTGGTTGGGATTTAGTTTCTTCACCTTTTGCTCTCTTTTTTCTCGCCGCACAATGAGCACGTTGAGAAAATCCTTTAGGATTTGAGCAGTCAATATTCTTTTTATATTTATTAGTCCACTCTTCTTGAAATTCTTTAAATGTTTTCATCTATCTTTTGATTTTTTAGAAGTTTCGCTAAATCTGCAGTTGAACCAACAAATAATGCATTTGTAACGTTAGTTGGACCTTTGACTTGTTTTTGATCTTCTACTTCTTTTAATTTTTTCTGGAGATCCATCAATTTATCTGTGGCATCTGCTACGTTTTTGATCAACTGACCCGCAACTTCATATGCTCTAGGCATTTCACTTTCTTGAGCTAACTCAAGAATTCCATTAATTGCCTCTTGTCCCTTTTCAATTAAACTATAAAGATTTCCTCTCGTATATTCATAATCTTTCTTAATATCTTCAACCGCAGAAGATATTTTTTCTATTTTTTCTATTGCATCATCTTTAGGTTCTTTTACTATTTCAGTATCTACATTTAATGCTTCTTCTAATCCATCGAAATTTTTAGTCATTTTCATAACGTACTTCCACTAAAACCAAAATCATCACCCTCTTCAACTAATGCATTGTCTGCTGTAGTTATTGACTTAACTTCCGCACCTGCAAGGTGTGAAGTAATTGTAGTATTATCTCTTCCACGTTCAACTGTTAAGACATTGCCACTTTTCAACTTAACATATACTTCTTCGCCTTCAACATCAAGATAAGTATTTACATTAATTGACGCTGCATTATTTACTGTTATTAAAGTATCTTCTGTTGTTATATCCTTTGTAATGTTTGTAAGTACAATACCGGTATAGTTTTTGATTGCTCTTGGTTCTGACGAAAAAACAACTTCTCTGGTAGTGAGTGATGATGGTTCTCCAGCAGAGTAACTGATAGTTGCTTTCTTGATAATATCCTTGGATGCTGTGGTGACGGGTCCAAACAGATATGTTTTTGCTGTAAATCTTAAGGTATAAAGAAGAACTCTTCTACTATTAAAGTCCCCTTCATAATCGTCTTGCATTGTAATATTTTCCAATACAATGGGAATATCTCTCTTTTCTTCTATGGATTCTACTAATTCTACGGATATATTGTAAGAGGGTTGAAAATATGGTAATATTTGTTCTAATATTTGCAAAGCATCGTCGTTCAACTTAGACATAATACTAAGTTCAAATTGCATATTATATGGAACTGGTAAGTATGCCTTTTTTGTTTCTGTGCCAGTTTCTGGATCTTTTGCAAGAAAAGTTTGAGTTGTTGAAACTTTTCTTTGAGAATCATAAGTAAGACCAGTAAACTCAAATGACATTCTTGGTAATGTTATTGCAGTTGGCTTGTTTAAATCCGGAGATTGATTAAGTCTTGCCAAGAACTTTTGAGTTGGTCCATAAGCCAGAGGTACTTTTATAACACTCACAACTTGATTAGAAGAATTTGTGTGTTTAATTGAGATGTTATTAAAAAGAGTACCGAAAGAAATTACGGTTCTTCTTAATATCTCGTTATAAAAATACTCAAACATTGTTATGCTCTCTTTATAATATTATTTAACAATAATAAAAATTATTTATGGCATTCCAAAAGGGTTTATCTCACTAAAGTCTATAATTTGGTCTGCTTCAGACTCTATATTTTCATTATCAGAGTATCCATCCTTTATTTGAGTTACATCTACTTTTCTTAGCTGATGTGATGCACTAGAAGATGTTCCTACTATATTTTCTCCGATAATAAAAGTACCAGAAATAGAAGAAACTTCAAGAACATTTGTAACAGAATTCCATGATCTTACCCTAGCAGTTGTTCCACTTGTTGAACCAGTTACTTTTTCATTAAAAATAAAGTTTCCTGAAGATGATGTTGAAGGTGCTCCTATTGATATTATAGGTGCGGCAGTGTAACCAAGTCCTGCGTTTGTTATTCTTATTGCGGTTATTGTTCCGGCAGAACTAACAACAGCGGTAGCAGCTGCTGAGACTGTTGATAGACCAGTAAATGTGATTGTTGGTGGAGCAGTGTACCCAGAACCTCCTCCTGTTACGGTAATTATTCCAACTATTCCGTCTCCAATTGATGCTGTAGCGGCCGCACCAGATCCACCGCCACCAATAAATCTAATTTGAGGTGCAATTGTATAACCAAATCCGGGATTAACTATCTGTACACTTTGAACGGACTTAGCTACTGGGTTGACATTATCATTACATACAACTATTCCACCTATCATTACTGCGGTAGCGATACCAGTTAATCCACCTGTGGATGCAGATGATATACCAACTTTAGGAATTGATGTATACCCACCCCCTCTATTTGTAACCGTGATTGATCTTATACCGCCATTTATAATACCGGTAAATGCTGATGCTGTTATTCCAACTCCAACAAGAGTTAAAGTTTGAGTTGGTCCAATAATAGTGTTTATTCCGTCAGAATCTTCTCCGCTTAAATTGCCCCCATTTAATGTGTCATCAATTTCAGCAATACCAACATCGATAACTTCATCTTCATATCTAAACAGTTCGCATTTTAGTTGGTATACGTAATTTTTTTGTAGTTGATAAAAAGGTTTTTCATGCTCGACAAATTTTATTTCAAATAACCTATCGCCAAGAGGAAAATATATCAAATCTCCTTCTTTGGGTCTTGACGATATTTTTATATTTTTTTCGTTTTTTATCAAAGGACTGATATAATTTTGAAATCTCTCTCTTGAGATTATGAAATTCATTTCATTAGTTGCTTGAATTCCAAACTTTGATAAGATTGTTGTATTATCTGCATATCCATCATAATTTTCTACATAAGCTTCCAAAGGATAAGCATCATCAAATACTGATTCTATAACTTCTCTTAAAACTGTTTTTTCTGTAATATATTTTCTCGGTAAATAATAAACCTCTACACCATACATTCTTAATTGCTCATTTATCAAATCCTGTATAAGTCCTTGTTCGGAACTTGATCCTTGGAGAAAAAATGGATTGAGCATTTTATTAACCTATCATATCGTATGGTGGGAGTTCATATGTATTGGACATTTTTTCCATCAATACATCAATTTCTTTTTGCGCATCATCATAAATTTGCCTTCCGTTTAGTTCAACTCCACCTGGCAATTTAACACCCTGAAACTTGATCAAATTTTGCCCCCACTGTCTTTTTATCAGAGACGTTAAATATGGTTTTATAAAAGAATCGTTCCAAACTCTAGAATAATCATTCGGATCTAAAACAGCATAACAATCAATAATTATATACTGTCCAGGTCTAACTGATGACCAATCAATATCTAAATATAATCTATCTTGTCTTTTATTAAATCTTATTTGTTTTTGGGTATTTAATAGAAAATCTAAATCCTCTAGGTATGTTTTTACCATAGCATATGATAATAACTCTGTAGATCCCCAGTAATAAATATCGTTTAAAAATAACTGATATTTGACACTAAACATGCTACTTGTTATAGTGTTGGCTCCATCAAATAAAAATAATTTATTTACTCCAATTATTGATGGTGGAACTTGCAAATAATTACTATTTTCCTCATACCTAAAAGTTGTTGCAGTTCCTACGATATTTGTTGTAACTGTTGTAGTTACAATACCAACTGCATCTTTATTTCCTCCCCTAGATCTTCCTCTATTGATATCTTCTTCGGTAATTTTGTATTTGAAAAACGTTGGATAAACACCATCAAAGTGTCTTTCCTGAAAAAATTGAATAGCATCATCAACTAAATCATCTATTTGCTCATCGGCAACATTTATTTCCAAAACTGGCGCTCCCAGTTTCCTCTTACAATAATCTATTAGTTCTTGTCTAGTAGATGGTTGCGCCATTACTTTTACCTCTTAAAATATTTATGGTGCTGAAGATATTCCTGGTTTTATAATTATATTTCCATCAACTATTCTGTATACAGTTGATCCAGAACTTACGAGAATGTCATAAACATATCTACCTTCAACTAAAGATCTGGTGTCACTACTGCCTAAAGAAATACTAAATTTTCCTCCCACAGCACTAGTAAATCCAACATTAAAAGTTGCGACAGCATATGAAGTTGATCCAATTGAAACGCTTTTTGCCATTTGAGAAGATCCTGACCAACCTTCAAAATTAAATGGCGAATTTGAAGTGTTGACAACATCAAAGTTTGCCTTAAATGTTGCCCCAGTATTAATTGTCAAATTCACTGCATATGGAGTTCCTGAGTCTGGATCAAACGTTATTTTTCTAGTTGTCATTAGAAATCCCCAGATTTAAAATTACTTCCTGCTGTTTTAAATATAATTTGTAATAACATTTTGCAACTTTTTTTAACTCTTCAATATCATCAATACTATCTATCTCATTTGAATATTTAAAATATTCAAAACTTTTACTTAAGTTTTCCAAATTAATGCTATCAGGATCCATTCGACAACCCTCTTAATAAATTTTTGATCTCATCAAGATCGCCTTTTATATTAGCAAGATCTTTTTCCATATTCTGTATTTTTTGATTCTCTTCACTTTTCATTTGTCTTCTTGCCAAGTATTCATTATATTCTGACATATTTGTATTGATGATAGAATTTGTTCTTGAATCTCTTTTGAGGTGAGAATAACCCTCTATATTGGAGTATTCCATAATATTATTAAGCAAGTGCGATAACTCTTAGATTCTTAAATCTTGGTGGATAAACTTGATTTGTCGAAGACATAACAATTTTAATCCGATAAGTCTTAAAGCTTGGCAGATTGT